CATTAAAAAATAATGCGCCATCTTCAATCATTCAATCATCCTCCGAAAAAATAAGGGTTACAGTTTCATCATTGCTTGATTTTTCGTCTACATCCCAATCATAAGGACATTCGTTATCAAGCAACCATTCAAAAAGTTTTGATCTGTCTAATCTCATGCGACCTCCTGTAATTTTAGATTTTGCTCTTGTAAATCTCTTATCTCTTGGCATTTAATAAACAATTGCCTTTCATAACGTTTTTTCAAATCTTCTTTTGCTTTTTTATATTGATTTCTTAAATTCATTCTCCCTTGACCGTGGTTTCTTTTTTGGGTTTTCATATTTGCTTTCCACATATTGACTTCCGCCGTTTTATATTCCAATAACTTTTCAAGGCATCTTGTTTCTTTCGGGTCTGTTACTCTCATATACCATTTCATCGCCATATCTTTTTGATCTTCTTTCTCAAGCGCTACAAACATACAATCAACAACATTAATTAATTGATTCTGTTCTTTAAAGTTATGAACCCATTTGCCAAGAAAGAATTTAAACTTTCTAACTTGCAGTTTTGTTAGTTCATCAGTAACCATTTCAAGATTACTTTGCCATTCTTCATATTGTTCGACCCCGTGATCGGGTTCGCGTAGCTTCTTCTCTAAAAACTTAATTCGCATCTTCAAATCAAGTTCTTGATCTTTGTAATCGTATTTTTTACTCATAATTCTGGACTCTTTTGAAAGTTGACATAATCTTCATCAGGTACAACTTGCATCTTCCATTTAGCAGTAGTCACAAAATTACTGCAAGAACTCCAAGTCGGGTCTTCTTTTTCATATTCATAATCAGAAAGTTGATACTGTTTTTCTTCTTCAATGCAACCTGACGCCTTTTTGGTTTTTGTACCTTCTGAATTGCTCATAAAAGTACAAGGCCAAACAATATTTGAAATAGAATTATCTATTTCTTGTAATCTTTCGCGAACAGAATATTCGCTGTTGGCATAAAATTCAACTGTAAATTTTCTCATTGCAACACCTCGCAAGCCGCTTGAACACCCGCCGCACAATCGTTGCGTGTCATGTCGGTCAACACCCCATCGAATCCTAAATAAAAGATTCCTGTTGCACACATAACCATAAAGAAATTTGTCATCGTGCTACCTCCAAAATTGTCTTTCCGCCTAGTTCGTCTAGCTTTTGATTGATTACCCAACCTTTAAGATTTTTAAGTTGTTCATGGTTTTCTGGAACCCCTACAGTTTCTAAATATTGAATCTGTATAAGAACCAATTCCATAACAGCTTTTGTTTGTTCGTTAGCCATTGGTTTAGTTTGTTTGATAACAATTTAATTATAATAAAATTAAAATGTAATGTCAACCCTATAATTCATGTTATATATTAAGGGCATGGCTAAAAAGGCAACTAATATCGAAATAGATCAGCGTATTAACAAAATATACGACCTCCTTTTGCTCGGAAATTCAAAAACGCAAATCGCTCGGTACTGCGCGGAGAATTATTCAGTTAGCTTACGTCAAACAGAAGAATATTTATCACGCGCTCGCATATTACAAGAGCAAGACGCACAGCTAGAGCGCCCGCAATGGCTTACAGGGGCAATCGCTAGACTTGCAGATTATGAACGCCGCGCTTCAATGGAGAATCAATTGCAGACAGCTATTCGTGCCGTAGAAATGCAAGCAAAATTATTACGCTTTGATATGTCAGCATGAGCCTTATTTCTGATGTCTGCGAAAAACAACCCCTCCTCGACTTTTTAAGTCCTCCTGATGAAAAAGATACAGAGATAATATTAGAGCGTGTGTTATCTGATCTTCATACGGGGCAACTATCGTTTGTAAATGACACAGATACGGAAATATTGGGCTTATGCGCGGGTTATGGGTCAGGTAAAACGCGATCTTTACTGGCAAAATGTTTATATCTTTCATTGTTAAATCAAGGCTTCACGGGCATTGTATTAGAGCCGACACAGCCTTTGGTTCGTGATCTCTTTGTAACAGAATTTGAGGAATTTTTGTTAAATTACGAGATTCCTTACACATTCAGAAGTTCGCCGTTGCCTGATTTTGTTTTGCACCTACCGAAAGGAGATACGCGGATTATGTGTCGTTCTTTTGAATCATGGCAAAGAATAATCGGTATTAACGCCGCTTTTATATTGGCAGATGAAATCGACACAGTTGCAAAGCCAATCTGTGATCGCGCCTTCCCGAAAATTCTTGGACGTCTTCGCGCAGGGAATGTTCGCCAGTTCGCGGCGGCGTCCACACCTGAAGGTTACAAATGGTTTTGGCAAACTTTCGCAAGTGATGAAGCAAAAGAAAAAGATGACAGAAAGTTAATAAGAATGAAAACAACAGACAATCCACATTTGCCCGCAGATTTTATTGATAGAATGAAAATGAATTATGACCCAAATCTTCTAAAAGCATATCTTGAGGGTCAATTCATATCTTTAACAACTGGCGCTGTTTTTGACCGCTTCGATAGAGTAAAACATATAACAAAAGACATCCCGAATTATTCAGACGAAATTATAAGACTTGGAATTGACTTCAACATTGGCAAGATGTCTTGCGTTTGCGCCGTGATTAGAGATAACAAACTTTATATTTTTGATGAGATTCGCGCACATGACACCGACCAACTGGCAAAAGAAATCAGATCAAGATTTCCACATAACAGACTTTATGGCTACCCAGATTCTTCAGGCGGAGCAAGATCGACAAATGCTACTAAAACCGACATCCAAATTTTGGAGGGATATTCAATATCCAATCAATCGGGGGCGTCTAATCCATCCATTAAAGACAGCGTCAATAATGTTCAGCGCCTTTTATGCAATGGTAAAGAAGAAATTAGTCTTTTTGTTCATCCGCGTTGTAAAAATGTCATCGAATCTTTGGAACTTCAATCTTATACAGAATCAGGCGAACCAGAAAAAACAGGATTAGATCATTTCTCTGATTGCGTCCGATACCTTTGTTGGCGTTGCTTCAATCCCTTACATTTGGGGGCAGGGCGCAAAACAGGGATTAGAATATATTAAAAAGTGTATTACTATTAAATTAAGTTAGGGGTCAACCGTGTATTCATCTTTTAATCACTACGACAGGGAAAGATCAAGTAAAGCTGTTGAGGTTCAAGACCCTAGCAATGCGTATGTAAATATGGAACCGAATTGGATATTGATTGAAGATTTGATAAGCGGAACATATGGAATGAGGAAAAGACATCGAAAATACCTCCCCCAGATGCCGCGCGAACAAGATGAAAGCTATGACAACAGATTGGCAACTTCAGTTCTTGCGCCTTTGTATGTAAGAATCGAAAGATTGCTTGCGGGTATGCTTACGCGCAAACCTGTTCGATTAAATGAGGTATCAGAACGAGTTACGGAAGATTTGTTCGATATTGACCTTCAAGGAAACGATCTCACGACTTGGACATATGAGACTGCAAAAATAATGCTGCGTTACGGTCATGTCGGCGTTCTTGTTGATGCGCCGACAGGCGGAACTGGTCGGCCTTATTGGATTACATATAGCCCGCGTGAGATTCTCGGTTGGCGGACAGAACTTGTTGACGGTCAACAAAAACTTACACAATTAAGACTTTTGGAACGGGTCACAGAAGATGATGGCGATTATGGACAGAAAGAAGTTGAACAGGTTCGATTACTAACGCCGGGAGCCTTTGAGGTACACAGAAAAGGCAGACAGGGAAAATATGTCAAAGTTGATGAAGGAACGACATCTTTGGATTACATTCCATTTGCCATTGCATATTCAAACAAAGTTTCGTTTTTAGAATCACGCCCACCGATGCAAGATATAGCAGAATTAAATTTATTGCATTATCAAAAGAGTTCAGATTTTGATAATCAGTTAAGAATATCTTCTGTTCCTTTACTTTGTCTTTTTGGTTTCCCGCAGGCGTCAGAAGAAGTAAGCGCAGGGCCGGGCGAAGCAATTGCCTTTCCAGAAGGTGCAAGGGCGGAGTTTGTAGAGATCAAAGGACAATCATTTCAATATCAACGCGACAGAATAAAGAATATTGAAGATCAAATTAATACTTTGGCACTTGCCGCAATACTTGGACAAAAACTTGTTGCAGAAACAGCGGCATCGCAAGAAATACAAAGAAGCCAAGGCGATTCGACATTGATGATTGTTGCGCAACAGTTACAGGACATGATCGACAATTGTTTAGTATTTCATGCAAATTATTTAAATATTGCAGAAATTGGAAATGCTTTTGTCAATCGTGATTTCTTAGGTCAGAGATTAGCACCGCAAGAAATTCAGGCGATGCAAGGATTATGGTCTTCTGGCGCTATATCTCAGGAAACATTATTGAAACAGTTATCAGAAGGCGAAATCCTCGGCGATGATTTTGACATTGAAGAAGAAATCGAATCAACACAAAAAGGAGACATGATCGAAGATGATGAACCGACACCCGAAGCTGAACCAGATGAACCAATTGAAGACCCGGAAGATGAGGATTAATGACACAAACGCCGATTCGGGTTCCGTCTGATGTTTCCCAACTTGGGGCATCTATTCCCTACGCTGATTTAATACCAGAAGAATATTTTCGTAATAGTTTAGATTTAAACAGATTTTCAAATAAGGTTTCGCGTGAAATCGTCCAATCCTACAATCGCATCATAATAAACGCTGTTAATAAATTAGAAGCAATAGAAAGGCTTCCAGTAGGCAACAGGCCAAGATATACCGCCGCACGTTTGCGTTCTTTGTTAGTCCAGACAAAAGAAAGTTTAAAAAAATGGGATGTTAAATCGACAAGAGATATGCAACTTGTATCTGAAGCTGTTGCAAAATTACAAACAGAATTTGCAACCGATCAGATGGAAAAAGCATTGCCCGCAGGCATCAGATCATCAATTAGAACAGTTGAGGTTACGCCAACATTTGCAAAAGCTGTTGTTAATACAAGCGCGTCACAATTAAACGTCCAGATATTAAGCGATTCATTAAACACTATTGCAGGCGGGGCAGGGGTAAAGTTTTCATTAACAGCAAAAGAAGGCGAATTGATTGAATTGCCAAATGGCGAATCAATAAGAAAATCTTTTCGCGGGATAACAAACAAAAGCGCGGATAAATTAGGACGCGAGATTCGTGACGGATTATTGGCAGGCGATACAACCCAACAGATAAGAACCAGATTGATCGGGCAATTAAGGTTTAATTCAAAAGGGAATGTTCGACAGATTGCGATGGCAGGCGGCAACGCGACAAGAGCCGCAAACTATCAAATAATGACTATTGTTAGAACTTCTTTAAATCAAGTAAGTAATGTCGCAGCGCAACAGGTTTATAAAGCAAACCCAGATGCAACAAAAAAATATCGTTATCTTGCAACCTTGGACAGTAGAACAAGTTCCCGTTGTCGATTATTAGATCAACAGGTATTTGAATATGGAAAAGGGCCGGAGCCGCCACAGCATTTTAATTGCAGATCAAGAACAGTTGCCGAAATAGATTATGACAATTTAAGCCGTGTTTTTGGTCGTAAGATCGAAGCGCCCAGACGTAGGGGTTTCAGGCCATCAGAAAGCGGCCTAGTACCCGCAGGGCAATCATACGGAACTTGGCTTTCGGGTCAATCGCCCGCAGTTAAGGCAAAAGCACTTGGCGCAAATAAAGTTCGATTTTTTGATAAATTGTCAAAAAAATATGGCGGCGATCAGGCGATAAGAAAATTTGCTTCTGTTGATGGGTCAGAAAAAACTTTGGCGCAGTTGCAAGCCGCCTATGGAAAAAATGCAGATAAAATTAAAGTTATTCCTGATGTTGTAAGGGAAAGAAAAAGCGCACCTTATACTTGGCAAAGATATTCAAATGGTTCACTTGCAAAGAACGCAGAGCCGTCAAATCTTACAAAGTGGACGCCAGAACGTCAAAAATTACACGATCAGATTGTTGAAGATATTATTGCGGAGAATAATCCAAGAGCGCAAAAGAACCCGATTTTTTATATGACAGGCCTC